GAGCTAGAGGTCTATTGGGTAATAGACCTGGACTATACGTAGGAAACCTATGACTTATGATATTAGAAAAGAAAAAATAGCATGGTTGACATATTTAATATATATAATTTTAACTGCTTTGTCGCTTTCATCCGTGTTTATGTCAACCAAAATAGAAAAAATATCTGATAAGTTATCAGATATACCAAAAGAATATGTTAGTTTAGAAAGATATAATTGTGATGTTAATAGAATATATGATCTTTTGAAAAACATGGATATAAAACTTGAAAGGATAGCACATAATGGTGGACTGGAACGAAATAGGTAATTTTAAAAGAGAAGAATTTATTTGTAAGTGTGGTTGTAAAGAAGAAAATATGAATCAAGATTTTGTAAAAAAACTTGATAAAGTAAGAAATAAATATGGTTTTCCTATAATTATTACATCTGGATATAGATGTAAATATCATGATTCTGAATTAGGTGGCAAAGGAAATCATACTACAGGAAAAGCTGTTGATATTAAATGTGATGTTTCACAAAATAGGTATTATATGCTTCCTATTTTGCTAAAATATTTCAAAAGAATAGGCATTGGAAAAACTTTTATACATGTAGATGATTGTGATGAAAGTAATAAACCTCAAGAGGTAGTATGGGTATATTAATAGCATTGGGGGATAGTATGAGTAAGGTGATATTCCAGTTATGGCCTCAATGACCCTCACAGCAAAAGACAGCCGGGGATGGCAGGGCACACGAGAGGATAGGAGGGTGAGGTGATACGTTGGTACTTGTCTCCATATTCGGGCAAGGGTACATGGGATGATCCATTTCATGCTGCGGCATGGGATGTTATAAATCCAGAAAATGACAAGTGCGTGGGGTTTATTCACAAGGTTGGCGAGTCCTTCATTGTCCGTATTGAGGCCCCATATGAGGTTCACAACAAGATTATATTGGAGCGCAAGGGTGAACCCATTACCAAGCTTTGTGAGGGCATCATGGAGGAAAAAGCGGAACTGACATCCATAGATGTAAGCCTTCCAATAGCCAACAAATTAAAGTCCTCACAACTCGATTGGATCACGAAGGAGCGATTTAGATAATGCCGACCGATGCTTTTAATGATCCCGCAGCGGAGCCCATAGGTGATCCTTGGACAACCTGCGACGATTTATACCCGTGCCGCAAGAGCGGCGGGTATGCTTTGCCGTCTGATGGTGGGGTTGGTAATGTAAACTTCGCTCATGGGGTTTTTTACAACACTGGGTCTCCTGCGGCCAATCAGTACAGTAAGGGGCATGTGGTCGATGTGACCAATCTTCCAATGCTGATTGTTCGGCAGCGGAACAGCGACGATAAGTTTTACCGAACGTATTGGCACGCTAGCAGAATCTACGTTCAGTATTACGATGGTGCAGGTAATTATACTTCGGTTACTGGTGGATCGTACATATCATACACGATGGCTGCAGGGAGCGAGTTCGAACTGCGTGTGAGCGGAACGACAATATCGGTATGGGACGATGGCTCTCAAATCGGATCTGACTACACTGACAGTAATGTGGATTCCGGGGCGTATGGTTGGGGGTCGGCATATTCGACAGACGAAACGACCGGGATGTTTTCGGATTGGGAAGGTGGGGATGTGGGAGGCGTAGGTGGGACATTGCCAATTCCACGTCCCTTATCGCGTCCATTTTCCGGTCCATTTGGAGGATTTTAAATGGTGCCTTATCTTGGCGATTTTTTGGAATATTCAAAAGTATATATTCCATTAAATACTTTCGATTCAAATGATCCAAGCGCATCTACAACTATTACTAATTTAGTAAATACAGATGTGCATATTCATAAAGGTGAAAGTTTAGTTCAACGTAATGATGCTTCAGGAGTAACTGTTAGTATAGATTTTGATGGAATTACAGGTAATCATTTTATTGTAATAGACACTTCCGATGATACAATTCCTAACTTTTTTGAAATACAAAATGATTATTTTGTTAGAATAGAAGGTGCTACAGTAGATGCTGCAACAATTAATGCATGGATAGCACATTTTAGTATTCAAAATCGCTATATTGGCGATTCTCATGATAGAATAAATGTAAATGTAGAAGAAATAGGTGAAGAAAATGTTGTTTTAGATCCTGAAACAGGATTACTTAACGTAAATTTGGTTGAATTAATAACAAAACTTGATACTTTATTAACTAGAATAGTTGGGACAATAAATGCAGGTAGTCATGTTGCACAAAGCGCGGATCATGCTGCTGCAATAGCAGCTATTCCTACTAATCCAATGCTTGATACTGAAGATGGTTCAAGTTTCAGTGCCATTCCTGATATGGCAACAACTACGCAACTTAATACTATCGCTGGATATTTAGATACAGAGATTGCAGCTATTCTTGCTGATACTAATGAATTACAAACAAACCAAGGAAATTGGCTTACTGCTACAGGTTTTATGCCTAATACTGAAGATGGAACTAATCTTACAAATATAATATTACCGGCTGGAGGTTTAGATTTAATAACTTGTGATGTAGCTACAGTTGGGGCTGCTCCAGGTACTCTAATTAATAAAATTCAAGCAATTTGGAATAGATTATTTACAAAACGATCAGCTACAGCTTTGTTAGAAACAGCTTATGAGAAAAACGATTTAGATGTAATGGAAACATGGGATTTATCTGATGATGATACTACAGCAACTAGGTCGAGGTAAAATATGAGTAACGATGTTGCAAAATTATTTATGCAAGAAGGAAGAAATTATTTAAGCATAAAAAAATGGCTTATTGGTCATGGATATCATGAAGATGTAATCAATAAAGTCATGGTTGATTTTGCACAAAGAATAGCTGATGGTGAAAAGTTTGGATATGATAAAAATGGTATATCTATATTATCTAATTTAATACGCATTGAAGTTGTAAAATTATCTATAAAACCAGATGTTCTTGATGAAGTTAAAATTAAACCGAAAGTTCCGTGGTATAAAAAGCTATGGCGATAAGTTATTTTGCAATAATAATGGATGGGTTTAAAAAACCTGCTAATCTTGATTTGACAAATAAGCCAGATAGGGGATTATTCATAACTGATGGTTTATTTTCTTCTGGTTTTAGTTTTATTCAAGATTTATTTAGATCAGGTATGAGATTAATTTGTCAAGCATTTTCAGAAAATTATCTTCTTGATGGAACTACTCTTATTTTGCGTTTACCTTGGTCTGAAGATTATGAAGCTCAAACTGAAAATAAAGAGAGATTTTTACGACAATCTTGGTCTGAAAATTATAGATATAATCTAACTAATTACAGACGTATTCCTTGGTCAGAAAACTATGAAACAGATACATTGAGATTTGCAAAACAACCATTTTCAAAAGATTATCTTATCGAGGATAAGTAATTAATATGGGACTATTTTCAAATATAATAGGTAGTGCAACTTTAGGTGGTGTAAAAGGTGTTTTTGAAGGAGTTGGAAGTCTTGCAAAAGACATAAGATCAGCTATAACTGGTGAAATTTCACCGGATAAACAAGCTGAAATTCTTGAAAAAGTAAACGAATTAGAAGCACAAGCTAAAATGGGGCAGATTGAAATTAATAAAGCTGAAGCTTCTCATAGGAGCATATTTGTAGCAGGATGGCGACCATATATAGGTTGGATTGCAGGGACAGCTATTGGACTTTATTTTATTCCACAATATTTAATGGCAACTATTTTGTGGGTTAAAGTTTCATGGGCAGCACAAGAAATATGTAAATTTCCAATAGGTGAACCAAAAGGATTAATGGAACTCGTTGGATTACTTCTTGGTTTGGGTACCTTAAGAATGGTTGAAAAACTGAAAGACAAGGCTGTATAATATGAACTGCCTAACTGAATGTAAATATAATCAATCTTGTTGTTCTAGATATGGTGTAACTTTATCTAAAGAAGAAATTCCTAGATTTACAGGAAAAATAAAAATAGTACCATTAACTGAAAATCACATGATACTTGGATATGTGCCTATTTTGGTAAAAAAAGATAACAAAACTACAGGTAGTCCGTGTGTTTTCTTTAACGAAGATACAAAACTTTGTGAAATATATGAAAATCGACCACAAGCATGTAAAAATTTTGATTGTTTAACTAGATTAGGATAAACTATGCCTATTCAAGACGATAAAAATGCAGAAATTTTGGAAGTTCCTCAAAGTAGTGAAGTTTACGAGAGACTTCCAGAACCTAAACAAAATAATATCATAGCTAGTGATGAAATAAAAATATGGAAAGCTAGAATAGCAGTAGCTAGAAAAATACGTAATACTAAACATAAAAATCTAAATAAACTTATAGATTTTTATGAAGGTATTCAATGGCATCTTGATGATAATATACTTCCGAAAGATAAAACTACTGTAAACTTGATATTCTCTAATATTAAGAAAGAATTGCCATATTTGTATTTTCAAAACCCAACTCCTATCGTAAATCCTAGAAGTGGTGAATATGAACTTAATGCTTTTGCAGTACAAGAGCTAATAAAATACTATACTAAGTATAATCTTGGAACTACACTTAAAAAACATGTTAGGTTAGCTATTTTAGATGCTAAGTTTAGTTTTGGTACATTAAAAGTATCATATACTCCAAGGTTTTCAGCTAATCCTAATAAAGATCAACCTATATTAGCCGGATATGATTCTTTTAATGAACCAATTTTTGTTATAAATGAAGATGGTTCAGTAGCAACTGAGCCAAATGAAATTCTAGTCTCAGAACTATATGGCATAGAGCGAATTTCTCCAAGAGAAATGCTTATAGATTCTGAATGTAGAAACTTCATAGAGAGAGCTAGATGGGTTGGACAAGAAATAATTAAGCCTTTAAGTTATTTGCAAAAGAGTAAACTATATACAAATACTAAATATCTTAGAAGAAATGTAGAACTATCTGATTTTTTCAAAGATAGTTTAAATAAAAAGCAAGATGAAATATCTGCTGTTCGTGAGCTTGAAGGTACAGACAATGAACTGGTTAAATTTGTAGAAATATATGACATAGAAAACGAAAAACTTCTTGTTCTTCCTGATAATGAAAATTTTTTTATCAGAGAAGAAAGTTTTTTTATGTCACCATTTAGTTTTTTAAAATTCAATGAAAGTCCAGATAATTGGTATGGGCCTTCTGATATAGCACAAGAAAAACCTATTCAAGAAGAAGTAAATGTTGGCCGTTCTATGATGATAACACATGCACGTAGAGCAGCTAGAAAATATTATTATTCAGAAGACACTTTTCGTGGAATTGAAGATGAAGAAGGAATTGAAGCCTTAAAAGATCCAGAAGATATGACATTAGTTAAAGTTTCAGATTACGATAAACCACCTAAAGCAATAGATGTTGCACAACAAGACCCTGCTATTTTTCAAAACTTAATGCAAAGCAGGTTGGATTTTAATATAGTTTCAGGTTCTACCGAAGCTGAACGTGGAATGTCTGAAAGAAGAAAAACCGGAAAAGAAGCAAGTTTCCAAGAAGGACATAGCACTGTAAGAAGAACAGATAAGCAAAGTTTAGTTGCTGATTTTATAGTAGATACATATAGAAATCTTGCAAAACTTATGCAAGCTACTTTAACTAAAGCACAAGCCATAAAAGTGATTGGTAAAACTGGTATTTTCTGGACTGAAGTTAAAAGAGAAGACATACAAGGAGAATTTTTCTTTGATATAGAAGTCTCTGAGCTTAGGCCACAAATACCAGAACAAGATAGGCAGGAACTTTCTGAGTTTATTTTTGCATTGTCTAATTTTTTAACTGTTGTTCTTAGCAATCCAGTAGGTCCAATGATTTTTAATATTCAAGGTTTGGTATCTGAGTTTTGTAAATCTTATCCTAGCATTAAGTCAGAAAAGATTCTCAATATGAATGTTACTCCAGAACAAATAGCTAATATGCTTATTCAACAAATGCAAGGTGGTAAAAAAGATGCCGATCTACCAGTATGAATGCACTAGTTGTGGATACCAGTTTGAAAAGATTTTTTCTATAAATGAAAAATCTGGTAAAACTGATTGTATTAAATGTGCAAATACATCTTTTAAAATTCCTGCTGTATTTGTACCTAGGATTTTTAAGAAGCGTGTATTTTCTGATGGTACAAGTACACCAGAATTTGTAGCTACTCCAAAACAAGAAGAAAATTGGATGAAATCTCAAAAAATAACTTATGATCCACCTAGTAAAGATCAAAAAAATAAAGTTAAAAAAGAAAGGCAAGTTAAATCTAAAACCATTATGGAGGAAGCTTTCAAAAAAGCTGTAGATAAGTGTGAACAAGGATTTAAGTTTGATAAACCTTTAGAGCAAAGAAATATAAAAAGTTCTTTGCGTTTTAAAGTATAGGAGGAAAGTATTATGCCTACATTGAAAGAGATTTTGGATGAGATTGATGTGAAGACGGATGATCTTGAAGAAAAAAACGACATTGACATTAGTTCTGTGAAACTGGATGATATTCCAGAAAAAGAAAGACCCATTTTTAAGAAGCTTTTGGATACTGTAAATGAAAAAACTAATGAACTTGCAAAAAATGATATTATCATCAAAACACTTAGGTCTACTTATACAGAAAAGAAAGAAGAAAAGAAAGAAGATAAGAAAGATGATAATGATGACGAAACAGATCCAATCAAGAAAGAACTTAAAACCCTTAGACAAGAATTGCTTGAAATTAAGCAAGGAAAGGAGGTAAATAGGGAAGAACAGGCAAAGGAGGATATTGTAAATTATCTTAAAGAACATAAGGATGCTATTAGATATGTTCAAGATGCTGATAAACTATTAGCTAAACATCCTACATTGAAATATGATGCAGAAAATCTTTTTGATTTGGCAAAAAAATCTTATGATACAAGAACAGGTAAACAAAAAAACAAGCAAGATGAAATTAATAGGGAGAAAACTGCCAGAAACAAACAAACCGAAAGTTTTGGTACATCTAGTACCAGAGTTAGTGATGTTTCAAACGCGAAAAGTATTTCAGAAGCTTTTGAACTTGCAGAAAAGAAACTTTCAACAGGGAGGTAAATTTAAATGGGAGCCGTAAGTTTGACTCTAGGGTATGGTGAACTTCTTACCACAACGATGTTTAATTACAGAAATCAGTTTTATGACAATGTTTTTAATGCGATTCCTGTATTTGTGATGTTGCGGAATAAGAAGCGAACCGAACAGGGCGGAGAAAGAATTGCAATTCCTCTTGCATATTCTAGGAATACTACTTTTAAGTCTATGCAAGGCAGTTATGATACTGTTGATACTACTCCGCAAGATAATTTGACTACTGTTTTTTCGAATTGGAAAGAATTTGCTGGAAGTATTTCTATTGCAAGGGGTGAAGAGAATAAGAATAGGGGCAAATTTCAGATTATCAATATGCTTTCTGCAAAAACTCAAATTGCAGAAATGTCTGCTGCTGAAGAACTCTCTATTCAGGCTATTGGAACCCTTGCAACTACAGATCCAACTTATGATCTTTCTCCTATTCATTATTTGGTTCAGAAAGATCCCACTGCTAGTAAATCTGTTCAAGAACTGAATCAAAGCACTTATGCAATTTGGCAAAATCAATACCGTGATGGAACCGCACAATCGGATACTACTTTTGCAGCTTTTCTGAAAGGTATGGAGCATCTTTATAATTCTTGTTCAAAAGGAGGTGGTGCAGGTAAGAGAAGTACACCAAATTGGATTCCTTGCGATCAGATTTATTATGAAACATACATTGCTGCTTGTCGTGACAAAACACGTATTGTAAAGTATGATGAAACTATTGCTAATCTTGGTTTTGGTGGTGCAAAGTTTCGCAATGCTGTTTTGACATGGGATGAGCATATGCCTGACATTAATTCTGGTACTTCTGTAACTGCTGCAACTATTGATTCGTATACTCATACTTATTGTAATGCTCTTTTTCTC